GGGGGGGGGGGGGGGCGGGATCGCCGGCGGGCGCCCCCGGGGGGGCAACGGGTGCTGCCGGTGCAGGTGCAGCTGCCGATCCTAATATGCAGCTGCAGGCATTGATGTCACTACGACAGGTGCGGATGAGCGAGCGAAAGAACGAAGCGGAAATTAACCTACTTAATACTCAAGCAGATGCACTCAAGGCAGAAGCGGGTAAAAACCAGGAGGAAACCCAGTCAATAATTGAAAAGAGGCTATGGGAGGTAAAGCAAGAGATGTTCAAAGGGTGGAAAGGCTTCATCGACACAGCGAACCAGCTGTGGGATCAGATGGTAAAATGGCAACCCACAGAAAAGGTGAAGATCGAAGGCAAGGAGGTTGAAGTGCCTAAATACTTCGAAATAGAGGATGACAAATTCGGCAAAATTGTATTCGGAGAGGAATCATTTCAGGGCGATATGATGGCAGCTGAAAAACAGATCCTCGAAGGAACGGCGGCGATTAAAACTCTAGAGAGCATATACGCAGACGAAAAGCTGTCGGCGGAAATCAGGAAGATAAACGCAGACGCATGCAGCGGGATGGCTCAGGCAGCATACTATTATGCAGCGGGCGAGACCCAGAAGGCGGAGGCAAAAATACTTGAAGCGAAAAGGAGAACCGAAGAGGCAACCGCTGATCTGAGAGAACTTCAGTACTGGACCGAAATAGCGAACACGATCATCAGGCTGGCACAATTAGTGGGGAACCTGGCGATCGGAGGGAAAACAGGCAAATTGATCAGAGAATACACGGAAAAAAAGATGAACCAAACACCCCCCAAAAACTCATCAACGGTAACGCAGCACTACGATCCGGAAATGCAATTTAAGGGAATGGACAAAACTGTAACAACAAAATGGTAGAAAAAACGATTTTAAAGGGGAAAATTTCAATTAAAAGCCGTGTGCCTATATCCAAGTATCATAGAGAACCCAAAGTACGCCAAATCGAATAAAAACGGCAAAAGGGCAAGGGACTGCCGCCTGAGATGGATCCAAATTCCATGCGGACACTGCGAAGAGTGCAGGCGCACAAAAGCAAACGAATGGAGAGTAAGACTGATGGAGGAGGTAAGAAACAGCCCTAGAAACACTATATTTGCAACACTAACCTTCTCCGAGGAGAGCCTGAAAAAACTAGAATATGATGAAAAAGAACCGAACAAAGCACCCCAGAAGGCAATCAGCCTATTCAGAAAGCGATGGTGGAAAAAGTATAAAACACCGCTCAAACACTGGCTAATCACAGAAATGGGACATGACAACACCAGGAGAATACATCTGCACGGCATCATATGGACAGAACTGACAGAGGAGCAGTTCGAAAAGGAATGGGGGTACGGCTGGATATTCTTCGGGCATGAAGTAAACGAGAGAACAATAAACTACATTGTAAAGTATGTGACAAAGAGAGATGAAGCTAATCCTGAGTTCAATGGGAAGATATTCACTTCAAAGAGGATTGGAATAGGCTATATAAACAAGAACTCACTCAACAGGCACAGATACCAAGACAAATTCACAGAGGAAACATACAGGGCAGCCTCAGGAGCAAGAATAGCGCTGCCGACATACTACAGACAGAAGCTATGGACAGATCAAGAACGAGAGAACCTCCGGATCATAAAGGAGCAGCAGCAGGTGAGATATTACAACAAGATCCCTATCAAAGTAGAAACACTAGAACAGTATAAAGAGTATGTACACGCAGTAATATATTGGCAGTCAATTAAAAAGTATGACGGAAAGAGAAAAAAAGGAGATATGCAAAGGATATGCAGATCTGATCATAAAGAAGGAAAGGTTAATCCGTGAAGTATGGGAAGTAGAATTTGCAATCAGAAAAATGGAGGATGTGCTGGTACGAAACAGGATCATAAAGCCTCCGAAGGAAGGGGAAATATCGGAGACAGATCCAACAATCTTGTGAGGCTGATCGGCGCAGACAGAGTGTCCCGACGGAACTTCCAATATGAGGGGACATACTACGTAACGGAAGATGGAGAGACGTATGACAAAGAGTATGTAGATGCTCACAAGCCGCTGAGAACCGGCATCAACTTCTACGAGGTGAGCAACTGGATATACAACGAAGGAAAGCAGCTGTACGAACCTATCGTCAGAAGAATAGTAATGATTAAAAACACCGACACTCAATTATCACTAAAACTATGAACGAAAAAGTAAAGAAGATCGTAAAATGGATCGCGGTAATAGCAGCTGCCATCGGCGCAGCAGCTGCCGTGATCATGGAGCAGGGATGCACTCACAAGCATTACCTCAAAGCAAACGGCATCAAAATCGACACAATCGAAGTATCAACAACAACAAAAATTAAGTAACATGAGCAAAGAATTCAGAAATCAGCTGCTTGCTGAAAGCGGAAAAAGAGAGGACGAAATCGAAAATGTGAGCCTCGAGATCGAAGAGAGAGAGGTATCGAAAAACGGCATATTCGTGCTGATCCGCAACAAGAACAACAAATGGGTGATCACAACGTGCGGCGCGCTCATAAACGGAAAGGAATTCGACACTAAAGAGGAGGCTGAAGAACACATCGCCAAAAAAGAGTGGGAGGACATCCTGACCGCAGCACTCGTATTCATCCTGCGCGTAAACGAAGACATAGAAAACACTAAAAAAGAATAAGCTATGAAAAAAACACTAGGAGGAGACAGAATCCGAAGCGAAAGCAAAATGGAGGTATATCTGCCTAATTTCGGCAGATCGTCCCACAACGTAGGAAAGATAATCCGAACATCACAGGCATGCGGCACGATCGTTCCCTATTGGTGTCAGATAGGCATGGATGGAACGACGTTCTACATCGACATCACAACGAAGGTGAAAACCCTGCCGACAACCGGACCTGTATTCGGTAGCTTCAAACATCAGATCGATGTGTTTGTGATCCCGATCAGACTCTACGTTGCAGCGCTGCACAACAATGCTCTGGGAGTAGGGCTGAACATGAGCAAGGTGCTGCTGCCGCAATTTCAGGTGTACACAGCCAATACATCGATTTACGAAAACGACACCAACAGAGGTCAAGTCAACCCAAGCTCGCTGCTCTCATATCTGGGAATCAAAGGGTTCGGACGTTCTGAAGTCAATCAGTACCTCCGCAGATTTCCTGCAATGTTCAATCTGGCGTATTGGGACATATTCAAAAACTACTACGCCAACAAACAGGAGGAGAAGGCATACGTAATCACCGGAATGGATCATATTTGGAAATCGATCAGAATAGGAGACGGGGTCCAATGGAGCGTAACGTGGGATACAAACTCAGCTGCAACATACGCAGCTAATCCAACGAGTCAAAAACCGTTGTTCATCAGGCTAGAATTCGAAGAAAACATCTCACCTGAAGAGGTTAATGAGATAAAGTTCTTAACAAATAACCCATACACACCAACGGTGGAAAGCAACGGCATAACAAAGCTCGGAGATACTTTTGTATTCCAACGAACAGATCCGGAATCACCAGGAATCAAGGAACCAAGCAACCCGAAAAAGGCGACCAACATTTACATGTACCAAATCAAAAAGGCCGTCAAATTTGCGTACAAAATAAGTGCGACCACGGGGAAACAACCAATAACAATGCCGGACAACCAGAAGATCGAACTAACGCCATTTCCATTAAAAAACATCGACGATGAACGAACCTCAATACTGGCAGCACCCAGCTCATCGGCGTACGTAGTAGACAACAATAAAATGCCGTATGGAGCTGCAACGAAAACTCTGGATCTGCCAAACTACAACCGCTCAAAGACATACCACAGCTCATATGCATGGTTCTCACAGGCGGGGCTGGCGGTAAAAACGTATCTCAGCGACAGATTTAACAACTGGCTGAACACCGAGTGGATCGACGGGACGACCGGAGGGATCAACGCGATCACAGCGGTAGATGTGAGCGACGGAAAACTTACGATGGATGCTCTGATCCTCCAAAAAAAGATCTTCAACATGCTGAACCGCGTAGCCATTACAGACGGCACCTATCAAGCGTGGAGAGAGGCGACGTACGGGATCAGAAGCACAACGATGCCTGAGTCTCCCATCTTCTGCGGCGGAATGCAGAGCGAAATCGCATTCGACGAAATCGTATCGAATGCGGCGACAGACGAAGAACCGTTGGGAACACTTGCCGGCCGAGGGGTTGCAACTATGTACAAATCCGGAAGAGGCTTGAAGATCAAATGCACAGAACCCAGCATGATCATGGCACTGGGATCAATCACACCTCGAATTGACTACAGCCAGGGCAACAAGTGGTGGACAAGACTGCAGAACATGGATGACTTCCACAAGCCGACATTAGACGCAATCGGGTTCCAAGAACTGGTGGCGGAGGAAGCAGCTGCATGGAGCACGGAAACCACTGAAAACTACGTGCATAAATTCCAGTCACTGGGAAAGCAGCCGTCATGGATCGAATACACAACGGATGTGAACGAAACGTACGGTGAGTTTGCTGCCGGAATGCCTTTGGCATTCATGTGTCTGAACAGGGTGTACGAGGAGGGCAAAGATGGTACAATCACCAATGCTTCAACGTATATTGACCCTACGATATACAACAGCATATTCGCAGAATCGAGATTGAGCTCGCAGAACTTCTGGGTGCAAGTAGCATTCGACGTAACAGCACGCCGGGTAATGTCAGCAAAACAAATTCCAAACTTATAACACCATGAAAACAGCAAAGAGCAGAAGGGGGGAGATTAACAATCCGGACCTTACCTACCAAGCAGAACCAAGAGAAGTGAAGCTGAGAAAGATAATCAGCGGAGAATCCTGCAGCATGGAGGACGGAGTATTCCCGACGATCTACACAGAGAAGAAAGACGGAGTACTGCCCGAGTACGACATAAGAACAGACCGATTTGAGATAGCAATAGACGCGATGGATAAAATCAACCAGAGCGCAGCGAACCAGATCGCGAAGAACAAGGGCGAAACTGAAAGTGTGAAGACTTCCGGGACAGAGGCAAAAACCGATCCCGAAAAGAGCTAAAGCAGCCGTATAAAGCTCTACCAAAAACCAAAGAGGGGGGATGTTTCCGCCCCCCCTCTTTTAACCCTCGCAAATGCATGTGGTACAGGGCGGTAGACGTTTATACATATATAACAAGAACTATAGGTATAAATTCTTTTAAAAAAAGAACGAAAATGGATTTCAAGAAACTACTGAAGCTGCTCGAGAAAGGCAGCAGCATGATGAACCCTATCTCAGGGGTCATTGGTGGCGCATCGGGAATTCTCAATATGCTAGGCCTAGGCAGGAGAAGACAGGTGCGGCAGCAGAAGGAGATGATGGAGAACGCAGCTCAAATAAACTACAAGTACGGAGAAATGGCAGCGGAGAACGCGTTCGAAAGGCAGCAGGTGTTATATAACAGATCCTACCAGGATCAGAGCTACTCCAGTCAAGTCGCACAGATGGATGCAGCGGGGCTGTCTCCAGGCCTAATGTATGGCAAAGGCGGGGCCGGCGGTGGGGGGGGAGACGTAGCTCGTCAGGTGGAAATCAATTCCGAGCTCCTCGGCGAGCAGGCGCAGGTATTTCTGATACTTGCTGTAACGGGTTCGAATGTGCATGTAGAGCCGCTCGCCCGTATAGCCGGAGCGAGTGACGATCGGCAGCAGGAAATCGTCCACGGTCGGCGAGGCCGCTTGCAGGCTCCCGATCAGTTGCCGGATCGCGGGCGTAATTTTGATCGAAATCGGTTTGACCCCTTTCTGCCGCTTGATCTTCTGCCGCTTGTAAACGATATAGTCGCCGTCCTCCATCTGTTTGATATGGGCGGTCGTGAGCATCGCCATGTCGATGAACGAAATGCCGTAACAATAGTAGGAGAATAGAAACAGCTTGCGGGCGTATTCGCATTGCGGATTGCTGGCCGTGGTGCTTTTGAGTTTCGACAGCTCGGTGGCAGGCAGGTAGCGTTTGGCAGTCGCCTCTTCGAGTTTGGAGACCTCGAATCCGCCCCGTCCGAACGGATAGGTCGCCACCGAGCCGACACCCTCCGCATTGGCCCGGTTCAGAATGGCCCGTAACGCTTTGAAATAGAATTTGCGCGTGTTGCCGCAACAGCCCCGCTTTTGAAGAAACATATCGAATCCCCGGACATAACGCAGGTCGATGTCGGAAAAGAGACGTTGATCCAGCTTCCGGTCATAGCTTTTCAATATGTCCTGCGTCTGCTTATAGGTTTGGGAATTGCCGATATGTCCCGTTGCGTGCAGTTCCGCGATACGGTCTGTGAAATAGGCGTTGAACTTGCCCTGTTTGGAGGTGTTCAGAAAGGCGTCCTCGAACTGGTTCAGCGTCCAGTCGATACCTTCGATCTCGAAGCGTTCGACGATCTCGCGGGCGCGAACCTTGTACTTCGCCAGCAGCGCATTGTCGGCCTCGCGTTGTTTATTCTCGGCTTTCTGCTCGGCTCCTTTCAGGTTGCGCAGGATGATGAATTGCTCACCGGCCTCATCCCAATATGCGGGATCGGCGTAGAGGTCGAGTGCGATATATTTGCGCCGCTTGTTTTTGGTGATACACAGCCTGACCGCATAACGGCCGTTGCGGTCGGCCTTGTCGTGACGACGGGGAAATCGAATTGAATGTGCCATTCTATTTGCATTCGTGTTAATAAAAAGATGATTGCGCCACCGACATTGCGTTACGAGTTATGAGTTACTTGCAATAGAATGGCAACAAACTATCTCAGCACTAATCGTATACGCGGGATTATCGATTCCAATTATACGATTACAGAATAACTCGCATGTGGCATTGCAAAAATAAAACGGCAATTAAGGGATTCCAAGTATTTTAAAATTTTGTATCTTGAATTTTGAAATTGAACACTGATTAATCGCAATAGATACAGATAGTTGTGTGTTCTGAATTTGCCGTTGAATCTGAATAGTTCGGATGTGTCAATTTTGATTTTGGATGAAAATAATTGCAATTTGTGGATAAAATTGGCTTTTGTGTCGGAGAGAGAGGCTACTTAAATGATTATTCGATTTGCATAATTTGAATAAAATAATTATTTTTGCAAAAATGATATTCCTATGGCGAAGATTATAAATCCATTCATCGTGACCGGAAAGATCGCTCCGGAGTATTTTTGCGATCGGGTAAGCGAGTCAGCCCGGCTTGTCAAGTCGGTTACCAACGGCAATAATTTGGTTGTCATTTCACCGCGCCGTATGGGTAAAACAGGGCTGATTCAGTTCTGTTACGACAAGCCGGAAATCGGTAAGGAGTACTATACTTTTTTCATCGATATTCTGCATACGTCGAGCCTCCGCGAATTTACCTATCTGCTCGGCCGGGAGATTTACGAAACACTCCTGCCTCGTAGTCGTAAAATGGCGACTCTTTTCATTCAGACGATTAAGTCCATCAGCGGGAAATTCGGGTTCGACCCCATCACCAATCTTCCCGCTTTCAATGTGGAGTTGGGAGATATCGAGCGGCCCGAATATACGCTCGATGAGATTTTCCAATATTTGGCTCATGCGGACAAGCCTTGCATCGTAGCGATTGACGAGTTCCAGCAAATTGCCAAATATCCGGAGAAGAATATAGAGGCTTTGTTGCGGACTCACATCCAAAGGTCGGAGAACAGCCATTTTATCTTTGCCGGGAGCGAACGCCACATGATGCAGGAGATGTTTGCATCGGCCGCCCGGCCGTTCTACCACAGTGCCGACATGTTGGAGCTGAAAGCCATTCCTGCGGAGATTTACATCTCGTTTATCGTCGGGCATTTCGAGCGGCGCAACCGTTCGATAGCCGCCGTCGATGCGGAAAAGGTTTATGCACTTTTTCAGGGGCACACCTACTATATCCAAAAAACCTTCAACGAATCGTTTGCCGATACGCCCGAAGGCGACGAATGTACGTTGGAGACGATCCGGGCTGCCATCGATAATATGATTGCTTCGAACGATACGATTTTCCGGGAGATTTTGTCGAACGTTCCCGAAAAGCAGAAGGAGTTGCTTTATGCCATCGCCAGGGAGGGCGAAGCCGAGCGTATTACATCTGCCGATTTCATCAAACGGCACAGTCTTACTTCAGCCAGCTCAGTACAGTCGGCCGCAAAGAAACTACTCGAAAAGGATCTTATCACCGAGATTAACAAGGTTTTTTCTGTAACCGACCGATTATTTGCCATGTGGATAAATAAATTATATGGGAAAAATCCGGATTTTTAATGTCGCTGCTCGGTATAATGTGATTTTTATAGATTGGTATTTGGCCCTAAATCGGCTGAAATAGTTACCTTTGACTTTGTCGAAGGTACTCCGCCTCGACAAAACGCAAATAAAATTTGCTTTTATGTGCGGCTTGTGCGTACCTTTGTTACGAAGTATGCCGAAACTCTATATCATAGCGGGTTGCAACGGTGCAGGGAAAACGACTGCATCCTATACTGTGTTACCCGAAATGTTGGGATGTAAAGAGTTCGTTAATGCCGACGAGATTGCAAAAGGACTTTCGCCGTTCAATCCCGAAAGCGTGGCGATCGAGGCAGGACGGCTGATGCTGCAACGAATGGACGATCTTTTGTCCGAAGGCGAAGATTTTGCGTTTGAAACGACGTTGGCGACCCGCTCCTATGTGAAATTCGTGGAGCGGACGCAGGCGAAAGGCTACTTTGTCACGTTGCTCTACTTTTGGTTGCCGACACCCGAACAGGCCATCGAGCGTGTTGCGACACGAGTAAGCGAGGGCGGGCACAATATTCCGTCGGATGTGATTCGGCGACGTTATGCGAACGGCATCAGGAATTTAACGACCCTCTATACCCCGATTTGTGACTATTGGACAATCTATGATAATAGTGCTGCCGATGGTATTCACAAGGTTGCTTGGGGTGTCAAGGATGAAATAAAAGAGATTGTCGATCCGTTATCTTATCAAAAGATCGTAGACTATGAGCGAGATTGAGATTAAGCAAATGCAGGAGAAAATCGATGCAGGCATTTTGCTTGCCCAAAAGCGTCTGATTGAAAAGACCAAGAAGGAGGACGGCGAACTGGTTGTCGTGCGTGACGGAAAGGTCGTGCGCATCAAGGCCCGCGATCTGAAATAGGAATTTTGGGTCGGTTGTCCGAATGAATAATCCCCGGCATTTTCGGATGTCGGGGATTCACTTTTCAATTTTGATCGGGTAGGAGGACGGCGCGTGGAACACAGGTGGAACACGCGAAATCGCAACAACTCCCGATAATGATAAATCGAAACTCATTGAAATATATGCAAATACGTTGAAATGTAGTTCGTTAAATTTATCGGAAAAAGTAAAATTTAATTCTGGGGGGCGTGTGGTCGCTGGTTCGAATCCAGTCACCCCGACTAACCGAAAAGCACTGATAATTAAACAGTTATCGGTGCTTTTCTTTTTTATCCGCACCTGCCGAAAATGAGCGGTTGACGCCACGGTTGACGCGAAAAAGTCAACCAAGAAGTCAGCCGAATCCGATGAAAACATCCGTTTCCGTCGTTTGTTACAGGTACAAGGTACTTGCAAACGGAGAATCCCCGCTGATGCTCCGCATTTCCAAAGAGGGCCGCCGCACGATGAAAAGTCTGGGCGTGTCGGTCGATCCTAAATTCTGGAATTTCGACACCAATCAACCCAAACCCAACTGTCCGAATAGGCAGTTGATTCGTCAAATCGTATTGAAATACGAAACCGAATACAACGGCAAGATTCTGACGAAAGAAATCAACGAGGAAGAATTTACCCCGCAGACGATTGTAGCCGAACAAAAGGAGCGCATCAAGGCGCAGACCGTTGAGGAGGTCTACAAAGCGATTATCGCCGAGTTGAAAGAACGGGGGAGTGCCGGCAATGCCTATGCCTATCTGAACTCCTACAACGTACTGAAATCCTTTAATCGGGACAAACCGCTTCATTTCACGTTCAGTCGTATCGACGCCGATTATCTGGAAAAATTCGAGGAGTGGATGCGGGCGCGGGGAAACAAAGATACGTCGATGAGTTTTCAGATGCGTACTTTGCGAGCCGTGTTCAATCGGGCGATTAAGTTGAAAGCCGTTGCCCGCGAGAAGAACCCGTTCACCGACTATAAGATTAGCCGATTCAACACCCGCACCCCGAAACGGGCGTTGAGCAAGACGGATGTAATGAAAATCGTCGATGCGGATTGCTCGGCAGAGAGCGATTCTTGCCGATTGGCGCAAAGCGTTTTTACATTCTCTTATTTGTGCGGGGGAATTTCGTTCGTCGATGTGGCGAATCTGACACCCGATAATATCGTGGACGGGCGATTGTCGTACAATCGTCAGAAAACGCACGGAGCAATCCATGTTCCGCTGTCGGAAAGGGCGATGCGGATTGTAGACAGCTATGCCGAAGCCTGCGAACGGTCGGGCTATCTGTTTCCGATACTTGATTCGCGCAGGCATACGATGCCGATGCAGAAACGGAATCGGGTGCATAAAGTCTGCCATCAAGTCAATACCGAATTGCGCCAATTAGCCCGCAGATTGAATATTTCGGGAGAGGTGACGACTTACTGCGGAAGGCATAGTTTCGCAACCGTGCTGAAGAAATCGGGTGTGAATATCGGTATCATATCGGAAGCGTTGGGGCATCACAGTCTAAAGACCACCCAGATATATTTAGGTGCGTTTGAGAACAGCTAAATCGACGCTGTGATGCAGCATTTGCTATGACGAGTGACATATTTTGGAATATGCCGATTTATTAAGTTCTACGGAGCTAATTCCTTTTTTTTGGAGGAATAGTTGTTAATATACCATTTTTGCAATGGAATGTTGCTATTTTCACAAGGTCCCAGTTTTGGCATTGAATCGTTTACTGCAAGAACTGCATTTGAACGTTTTACCATCCTTAGAGCGGTAAATCTTTTTTTTTGATGTCCGCAATGTGGGCAAACTGTGTTTCCATCGGGCCAACGTCGTTTCTCCAAATGTTTTAAGCATGTAAGATCATCGGGGAAGCGGTGCATGAAGTAGATTAAACCGTGATTTTGCATATTTTTTCACTATTTAATATAGTGCAAGATGGTGAAAATCTTTGACTTATTTAGATTTATCTACACTATGTGTTTAGGTCAAAATACTATATAATTGCGATGAAATATTACTGTCTTCACGAAGCATATCTTAAAACGAAAAGGTAAAAATAGTAACGGCGGTGTATTGGCAGGTCCCGGAGTTTATGCTTTGGGACTTATTCGTTATATGTAAACGCAAAAGCCGCAACCTTTTTAGGTTGCGGCTTTTGCGTTGGTTGTCCGTCGGCTATCGTCCTCCGGCGACGGGACGCAGCAGGAAGTTGAACGAGTAGTCGCCGTAGGGCAGCAGGTATTCGGGGCGGGGGAGCCGTCCCCAGCTGTTGACGCAACCCAGTCCGGACTGGACGCTCTCGATATTGACGTGCGTGCGGCCGTCGGGCACGAGGTCGCCCGGGTGGCGGACATATTCCGGCGAGCCGTTGTCGAGCTGCGGGATGGCAAACGGGATGGCCGATGCCGAGAAGTGGCGGTCGGGGGAGAATTCCCCCCCCCGGGCCGGGGCGTCGGGTCGGCGCCACCCGCG